CAGACGACCACGCGCACCAAACAGTCCAATACTTCTGGGATCGCACCCACCCCAAACCCCTCACCCCACTCCCAAAGATCCAGAGCATAGCCAAACGAGCACTCATCGCCGGATACACACCCGAAGAAGTAGTGCGCGCCCTCAACCAATGCCGCGCCTTCACCATTCCCGCAATCGAATATCAACTCCGATCCTCTTCTATCCCTAACTATGGGCGTAACGCTGAACGAGTATTAAGAATGATGGAATGACCAGCGAAGCACCGTACTGGTTTGATCGAGCAGCCTGCAAAGGGCTGATGGCTGGAGCGGTGGATGAAAGTATTTGCTGGGAGGAATGCCCAGTCAGGCAACAGTGCTTGGCTTACGCTATGGGTGTAGCTGATTGGATTGGGACTGCGTACATGCCTCACTTGGTGTGGGGCGGATACAGCGCTTATGCGAGAGAGTTATCTATGAAAGAAGCCGATTACAACGTAACTAAAGCAGTGAACTTATTGGAGGGGAAATGACTGACGAGGAAGCAACCCGAGCACTACTACACATGACACAAATCTGGTGGCAACGAGAACTACCAGACTCAACACTCCAAGTATGGAAACGAGAAATCGCACCCCGAGACTTCGAGACAGTCATGGCAACAATCAACGCACTCGGCAGAGAAAAAGACTTCTGGCCCTCGTTCGCAGAGTTCGCGAAAGTCTATGTCGAGCTGGCCCCGCAACTCTCCACGCCACGCAACCTAGAGTTCATTGAACACGAAGATGGTTCAGTAACACGCATTGTTGATGGAGTCGTTGTAAACTAACTCACACACTCCTAGGCGAGTGGGAACAACAACAAACAGCACTTTCATGGTTTTGTGCTGGCTCCCGTCGGGTACTCTCTCCCCGGCGGGAGTTTCATTTTTAGGGAACCAAGTTAGGCGATGGTTCGTCAGACTTCATGCGTTTACGACAGTAAGCGCCACACGCCTTACACTGATACTGCCTGTACTTAGCAGTCTTCGTGTACTTGTAGCCTCGACTCATCAAATCAAGATGCCCACAAGTCGGACACCCATCAGGGCTGTTGTCAAACAAAGCACGATTCGGATGATTCGTCATCCACGGACGCAGCTTGTGGTACACCATTGATAGGAGGTCAACGTCCTGCTTCGCGTACTTCTTCATTATGCGCCACGACTTCTCATCCCCCATCATGCAGCCCTTCCACAAACCGAACCCGCCTGTCGCTTCCTTCTTACCCAGCCCCAAGTGTTCACCCAGGTCACCAAGCCTGTTGCTGTTAAACATGAAGTATTTGCGTGCCACCTTCAAAGTATCTACCTGCTGCACAGGGGTAGGAGGTGTCATGTGATGGGCAATGAATCGAGCGTTCGCTTTACGCATGTCGAACCGGTCACCGTTGTGAGCTATAACAATGTCAGCTTCATCAAATAGTTCCCACAAAACCCTCACAACTTCACGGTCGTTCTCTGGTTCCGTCGCATACAAATCAAAATCAGTGAGAGACACAACTTTGGTAGACTTCTCGTCCTCCCAGCGGTATCCGAAACACATCAAATACCAAGAGCGATGCTGCTCCACCACGTCTTGCTGGTATTGCCCCCACACATACGCAAGATTTGGTGCGGTTTCAATATCGTAGAACAGCACCTTAGCCATGAAGCCCCCTAACTTGGTACGGTCAGTAGCCTCACCACGAGGGTACCTTCCCACCAGCTACCGTCATCGGATAGTCGTTCGGGTTGCATCGAGAGTCGTTCTATTGTGACTTTCTCTGCCCGTGAACCTTCGTTGTAGTCAACGGTTACGCCTGCTTCCATGCGGTTACGCAAAGCAGTAAACACTCCGTTAGAGTCGTAAGTTGCTGGTGTTCCACTGTTACGTGAGGTCAACACTTGGCGACGTAACACGATAGGGGCAATGATTTCGTCCACTCTCTTAGGTGTAACAACGCAAGTTGTTTGCCAGTCAGCGATAATCGGACCAATAGTCGTGTCGTCGGTGTCCCTGGTCATCGTGATAAGGAACTTGTATGACACAGAGGATTGGCTTGTGAATGTGAAATCGCTTGGCACACCCTGAGATAGGGTGAGTGTGTCGGTAACGTTGTTGTCGTTTGTGGCACTGAACTGGATGCCACCTAAGAACGCTGCAACAGGGTCACCACGGTAACTGTATGTGTTGTGCCGGTAGTCAATGCCGCCGCTTTGCCGGTAGTCAACCTCACCGAATGTGTACTGTGCTCGATCCTGCCGCACTTCAACGGAACGCAACAGTTTCGGGACAACAGTTGACCACGACACTTCACCAATGGTGAGTGTGCCGGTAGCAACTTTGACACCAGTGCCTGACTCGCCGTACACGCCGTCGCCTTGCGCTCCAAAATATGTTTTGCCTGCGATACGAGCGATAGAGGTCACGTTGCCGCTACCGCCAGTAGACACCAGGTCTGATGCCCATGCAGGGACAAGAGTGTCAGTGAACTTTGTTAGATCGGCACGATAGATTTGTCCTGAGCCGCCACCCCACCACACGAAACGGTTATCCACTTCCAGTGAGTGAGCTGCGCCGCCGTTGTCAATGACAGGGCCAATAGTCACAGCGTTAGAAGAGGTATCTACTAGACAGGTTCGTAACCCTTCGCTGGTAGCAGCGAGAAGCACCCCGTTGTAGATAAGTATTGAGTTGATGGTTTCCCCACGAGGCATTTCGCCTGCCACTGTGGGAGTGGACAAAGTGCCGTCAGAAGAATTAACCCCTATGTGGTACAGGGAGCCGGTGCCGTTAGCGTTCGCTGCAGCGTAAATACCGGCAGGACCACCAGCGATATCAACCCACTCGGTGCCACCAAGTGTCGCTGTGAAATCCAGTGAAGAAGAAGCCTTAGCTCCGTTAGCGTTCAGTTCAAAGATGTTGCCGCCGAGAGCCCCAATGAAACGACCGGAAACAATCGCTACGATGTCTGCGTTGACAGCGCTGCCACCCCAGCCAGCGTCGTAACTGGTGTTGTTGACTTGCACTCGACGCAAACCGTTCGCTGATCCGAAAGCCGTGTAAACGTACTGGCCGTCAGACGCAAAGTCTTTAATGTCGAACCCCATCGCTGCTGTAGCAACACTCCAGCTTGCGGCAGTTACACTGCTCGCATATTTGAGGCTGCTGCCGTCAGATAAGTACGCGAATGTAGATCCCGAAACAATGTCAACGATTGAAGCAAGTTTCAGGTCAGTGTCAGTGACGTTTATTTTTTCTTCGGTGATGGGGAGTAACGACAGTTCGCCTTTCGTCCACGGATTAACACCACTAGAAGATTCAAAGCGACGACGGTCACTATCATCCAAATCAAAATGTTCCTGACCCGCACCTAAACTCCAATCTGTTTGGGAACGAACCCACGCACCTGTCGTGTCAAGCGTGTTCTCACCTGGCTCTTTGCTGGTGTCTCGCTGTTCACGTAATGCAGGGACCGTTGTGCGCGAGTATTGACGGGTGTCAACCAAATAGGCGACACCATCTAACTCGACAGGCAACGATTCTGCATTGAAACTCACGACGAGTACCCGCTCCATTGGTTAGAGGGGCGCATTCCAGAGCTACGAGTCCACACTTGCGGGTATTGTGATACAAGTCGAGCCGCTTCAGCTTCAACACGAGCACGCCTTCTACCCATCAGATCTCTAAATGAAGCAGAGATCGCTCCAGGCGGCACCTCGTCCGCCATGCGGGACGTTCCCTGAGCGTCAAGGAATTCCCTGCGGATAGGTGTTGTGGTCATTAGAGCCATCGCTGCGCCGAGTGGAGGCAAATCGTAGGCTGTGGCAGCAAGCCCTGTAGCTGAACGTGCAGTTGCGGCGTTCGTAATAGAAGTAAACGGAGCCTTATAAGACACCGTGACTTTCTGTCCCGGCCACGCACCAGTGTAAAGAATTAGTGCTAAACCGCTCGAGAAACTGTCTGTGTCTCTGTTCCTACGCAACCGCCAAGACGACACCTCCGGCTCACTAGCAGCGCTACCAGCGTCCGCATACGTCACCGAATAAATTGAATCGATCTCCGCAGAAGTCAAACCAGACAAGTCATAGCCATCAACAGAAGCGTTGTAAGTAAAACTCGTTGTTTTCATCTGGAACAATCCCTGATTTGGTGCCGACAAGTCAGCCAAATCATCGTTAAGGGAATCAATGATGCGATGTGTAGGGAACTTAGGAGAAACCCTCACCACATCACCAGCCGTGTGCGTACCTGGGGTAGAACCACCGTAGCCACGCATCACAGAAACAGTTGTTGAGGTAACCGAGATGACATACATCAGCTCAGAGTTCACCTCAATAACAACACCCTTCACAATAGAAGAAGCGATACCCTGCACCACCAACGTTGTTCCAGTAGTCGCAGGCGAAGGAGCCGTCGTCACCAAATCCAAATCCTCAACATAGCCCGATAAGAGCATGTCTCTGGTCTGGTCAATCCATACTTGTGCGGTCATCAGGTGCTCCCAAGAACGTCATTAAGGGCCGCCTCTTTACGTTTACGGCCTTTCTCCGTGAGGACTTGACCGGCTTGGATCTCGTGGGATGCCCCAGCGTGTTTCTCAAGCCGGGAAGACCCGTCAATAGAAGGGGGTTGTAGCCCCTCAGCGCGCAAGCGTTTGTACGCTGCCATGTCTGCTTCTTTGTTTTTCTCATTGCGTTTCGTAACTCCCCAGTCAATGTTGCCTCTCGACGGGGTAGCTGAAGGAGCGAACTGGACATGCCCGAAATACTTGCGGACTATCCCGCCGCATCCCTCGCAGTCAGCACCATATGTTTCGTCAAAACCATGACGAACATCAACAGTCAGTCCACAATCCAAACAACGGTATGCGTAAACAGGCATCAAGTACCACTAGTCCCTACATCAATCGGAAAACCACTTGCTTTAAGTAATGATATCTCAGTGGCTGTAAGGTCTGTGGGTGGCAAATGCGCCCCATACAGGGTACGAGTAACCGTTGACGCATCCGCAGGCATAAAGTTCTGCACCGAACTGTTGTTGATAATGAACAAGTTGTCGGCTTTAGGTCGAGCAGCGTAATGCCGCATCAAAGCGTAAGCTGCTGGAGTTGGCTGATTCCTTAACCCGACCGCAGGGGTTTTGTTTGTTGGCCCCGGATAGAAGGTGTACATCTGGTCTGTGCCCACAGCGGAAGTCACGGCAATGTCGCCGGGTGTGACGTGAGCTGAAACGCTGACCGCTGGAACAGTCGCTGTTGCCGCAATCGTAGCGGGGAGCAGGTCTACTACTGCTGTGCCGCTGATCGCTGTGGTAGCCGCAATCGTTGAAACGCTAATTACCTGATCTGCTCGCAGAGTTGGAGTAGGCAACGCCGCTACAGCGCTCATATCTACTTCTGCAATGTCCACGTAGTTAGCGGTTACACCCGCACCAGGTAACGCTGCTACACCAGCAATCGTTGAAACAGAAATGTTTGCTTCGATACTCGCAGCCGCTGAGAAAGCGACAGTGGCAGTGACCGTTGTTACGGTCGCTACGATTTCAACAATACCTGTATCAGATTGGCTGTATGTGTAGTTGTTGCGGTATGCCAGTCCCGATTCACGGTACTGGACACTTACTTCGTCTAAGACTGTTGCGGTGGCAGCAATCGTCGCAGGGGTAACGACAAGCGGAGCGCCATACGCCACCCCAGATTCGCTATATTGAACCCCCGTTTGACGATACTGCGTCACCGTACAGCCTCATTTCTAGTTGCTAAGAGAAGCCGATTCTGAATCCCCCACGCGAGTAGCCGCCACAGCCTTCGCCATGCAGATAAGCGCAGCGACACCTGCGACCTTCAGAGCATCAACCCAGTCGGGGCCA